CATTGGTATGGATGGGTAGTAGAGTTTAACGACTTTTTAACTACTGAAAAACATGCTAAGTCTCTTGAGATTACTCGCGAGTTTTATAGCAGTGCGAAGGCAATGGATATCTTTGGTAAGGTTGATTATTCGTCAACGGATATAAATCAGGAAACTAAGAAAACAGCTACACCGTTTTAAAGATGCTCCAACGGTTAGTAGATCTTTTTGAAGGGGATCCTGACAAGTTCATCACGACTTCTCTGACAGGGGAAGTCGATGAACGAGGGAAACGCCAAGCTGAGTATCGCACGGTTCACGAACCTATGACGAAAAAGGTTTGGCAATCCCATTTGGACGGAGTCACTCGTATGGGTCTCCGTCCAGAAAACCAAGACAAAGTTAAATGGGGCTGTATCGATGTAGACCCCGGCACTTATAAAAATTATTCTCAAAAAAAATATGTTGATATTATAAAAGAATATCAACTCCCTTTAGTTCCAGTTAAATCCAAATCCGGAGGATTACATTTATTTTTATTTTTAAAAGATTGGGCATCTGTAGATGATGTTAGAAAAAAGCTAGACGAGTGGAATGATACTTTCTTTATGGCTAATGAAGTATTTCCGATGAATAAAGCAGTAACAATGCCATACTACAAAATGAACGCAACAGTAGAATTTGCATTTGATGATAATTCAAATCCATTGATGATAGGAGCATTCTTAGATCTAGCAGAACAACGAAGACTAACAGTAAAAGAATTATATAACTTAAAAACAAATGCATATGAACCTGAAGCTGATTGGCAACACTATCCCCCTTGTGTTCAAAAACTTATAACAGAACCTTGGCCCTCTAACAATCGTAATAATTTCTTATTTAATGTAATGATTCTAGAGAATAAAAAGACAGATGGAAATTTAGATCTTAAAACTTTTCAAGAAATAGCTATTCAACGAAATAAGCAATGCTTTCTTAAGCCATTAAATATTAATGAAGCAAAGGCAGTTGCTAAATCAGTTAAACAAAGTAGCTATCATTATAAATGTCCTCCTAAACATAATGAACTGACTCCTATTTGTAATAAAGACTTATGTAAACTTCGTAAGCTAGGCATAGGACCGCAGGTTCCTGATATTATGGATGAGTTTGAAGATATTATTTATACTAAAGATTCTAAGACTATTTATTTTAGTTTCACTTATAAAGAACAACGGATCACGGTGGAACCAGAGGATATGCGAGATGAAAAGTGTTGGCGAATTAAATTATTAAAGTACGGCTTATATTGGATGACACTTCCACGACAGAGGAAGGGTCCGCCCTTGTTTGAGTTAATGTTGCAAGAACTTACTAAGAGAGCGATTGAAAATGAACAAGCTAAATATACCGATACTATAGAAGAAGAAAAATATGATGTGCTTAAAGCTTTCTTCGAACAAACAATTGAACAAGATGATTTTGAAAAACTAAAAGATGGGTATGTTGTTTTAGATTCCAAAACAAACGTATGTTATTTTAAAAGAAGTACCCTAAATAATTGGCTGGCACGCCCAGGTAATAAAAAATTTAAAAATACTATGGAAGCTTTTCAACTATTAGGATGTCAAAGACATGACTATTTTGAAGGAGTGCAGAACGTGTGGTATGTGACAATGCCAGAATTTGTAAAACATGTTAATATAAACACAACAACTAAGAGTAAAAAAACTACGGAGCTAGACGATGAATTCCACACAGGAAAATTCAGAACTAAAGAATCTAAAGACACTGTACCACAAGACGATTAAAATTTTTGGACCCCCAGGTACAGGTAAAACACACACACTGATCGAACGGATACTTAAAAAACATTTGAGCGGCGGAGTTAATCCTAATCAAATAGCTTTTATTTCATTTACAAATAAAGCGGTCAACACTGCTGTTGAAAGAGCACTTAAAGCTTTTCCTAAATATAATACAAATGATTTTGAAAGATTTAAAACATTACATAAATACTGCCGAAGATATTTTGAAGAAGAAGTATTCGATCCTAAAGATTGTATGATTGACTACGCATTACAAACTAAAATAGTTAAGCACAGTGATAAAAGATTAGCTGATGATAATTTTACCTATAAGGATTGGTCTTTATCTATATATAGTAAAGCTAGAAATATGTTAGCTAACCCTACTGATATATATAAAAGAGAATCTTATAAAAGAGACTCTTTAGATGTTTTTATACGAAAAATTAAAACCTATGAAACCTATAAGAAGTCTGGAGCAGAAAGATCTTTTATAGATTTTGATGACATGATTGAGAGAGCTATTGATGAAGTAAATTTTCCACCCCTTAAAATATTAATCCTAGATGAGGCTCAGGATTGTACTCCATTACAATGGTCTGTCATTTATAAAATGGCAGATAAAATCGATAGAATTTATTTAGCAGGGGATGACGACCAAGGTATATATAAATGGAATGGTGCTGACCCTAAATATTTTACAACATTCTTTCCTGGTAGAAAAGTTAAACTAAGAAAAACAAAAAGGTTTGGAGAAGCAGTGCATAGCTTTTCTCAAATTATTAGAAGAGGAATATTAGACAGTGAAGAAAAAGATTATGAACATGTAGATAAAAAGGGTTATGTAAAAAGATATTTAAACTTTAAAGAGATACCTTTCTCTACCTTAGAAGGTACTTGGTACATACTAGGTAGAATCAATAGCACCGTAAACGAACTACGCATGGTAGCCAAAGATGCAGGATTATATTATTCCGATAATGATCATAATAAATGTTTTGATCCTTCTCAGTGGGAGGCAATTAAAGCTTGGACAAGAATATCAAATGGTAAAAAAATTGATAAACGGTCAGCAGAGAAAATGTATAAATATATTAGAGAACTTAAGGGTCCTGATTACAGAGCTTCTAAATTTTGGAGCAATCAACCCGACTTCAAAGAATATAATTTTAAAGATTTAAAAGAATGGGGAGGATTAGATCTACCTGACGAAGCACAATCTAAAGAATGGTGGTGGATTTTAAGAAGAAATTTTACACCAAGACAAATTATTTATTTTATAAGATTACTTCGCCGATATGGACGGCAACAATTGGATGATGCCCCTAAGATTATTATTGATACCATCCATTCCGTTAAAGGTGGCGAAGCTAATCATGTAGTATTATATGGAAAAGGAAACTTTCCCTCTAATTTTAAAAGTAAAACCAAACAAGAAAAAATTGATGAAAAAAAAGTGTGGTATACAGGCGCAACTCGTGCTAGAGATACGATTCATTTGTTAACAACGGATTACAAGTATAATTATCCATTAGGAGCAGATTATTTAGTTTATGTTCAAGAACAAACCAGATAAGCAGTATTATCAAGACTTAAAAAATATGATAAAGAAAATAAAAAAAGAAACTGGGTGGAAAGATATATTAAAAATAACAGAAGAAGCTCAGATAAGGCTGAATAGGAAAGAGAAAAAGGATGACAGACAAAGACCTCTTTAAAGCAACTACTTACGATAGTTTAAACAAGCAGGTCGATGGCGATCACTACAGAGGGATGAAAATTCAGCCAGCAGAATTCATAAATGAAAATAATCTTCCCTTTGCGGAAGGAAATGCGATTAAATATATTTGCCGACATAAAAAGAAAGGAAAAGAAAAAGATATTGATAAAGCAATTCACTATTTAGAAATGATTAAAGAGAGAGACTACGCATGAGTTTACAATTATCAATGAACTTTAAAAAACATATTTGGTCGTGTCCTGCAGAATATAAAGATCTTTCACACGCCAAAGAAATAGCAATTGATTTAGAAACTAGAGACGATGGTATTTCATCTGGCCTGGGGGCAGGATGGGCTACCGGTAATGGTAACATTATAGGATTTGCTGTAGCGACTGAAGGTTGGCAAGGATACTATCCCTTTAAACATTTCGGTGGTGGTAATATGATACCGGAACAAGTAGAAAAATATATTAAAGAGATATGTGCTTTACCTTGTACTAAAATTTTTCATAATGCACAGTACGATGTAGGCTGGTTAGAAAAAGAAGGTTATAAAATTAATGGAGAGATAATTGATACGATGGTAGCGGCCGCTATTGTTGATGAGAATAGATTCTCTTATTCTTTAAATGCTTTATCTAAAGATTACCTGGGGGAGATTAAAGCAGAAACAGATTTAATCTTAGCAGCTAAAGATCATGGTGTAGATCCCAAAGCCGAGATGTGGAAGTTACCTGCGGAGCATGTTGGATTTTACGCTGAACAAGATGCACGACTCACGTTCCTTCTGTGGCAACAACTTAA